TTGTACGAAAGGTAATCTCATTAAATTAAATGCATCACCTAAATTTTCTGGTGGTGGAAAATCTCCAAAAAATTCATCTTGAAACTCTTGGTCAAAACCTAACATTTGTCCAGCTTTACTATCAAACAATAAATTTTGTGCGTATTGAACCATTGGTTGAGCAGATGGCCAACCTTGTGTGCTTACCATGTTTACACCGCTACCATAACCTACTGTATTAGCTCTAAATCTAGCATCTTGACCAAATGCATTAACGCTATGCATTGGTTGCCAAGGATATAAAAATACCATTTCTCCTGTTAATGGGTCTTCTTGCCATACTCCTTGTCCATAGTAACTTAAATTACCACCAACAGATTGTGCGCCCATAGAAGCGTTACTTGCTGCTTTAAGACTATAAGGATTAGCAGCTACTGCTTTACCCCATCTTTTAGCTATTTCAATAAATACTTCTGGAAAGTAATAAACATTTCTAAATATTTCAGATACTCTATGTTTATTTTTTGTGTCATACAATATTGATTTCATATTTTGTACAGCAAATGAATTAGCAAAATTACTTATTCCTTCGTAATCATTAATAGAACCAGATGTTGTAACACCTTTAATATCATCTAACATGTACTTAGGAATTTTTGCAGTTTCAGCTTCTTTAATTAATTTTTTTTGTAATGAAGGACTAAATTTATGAAAGTTTGCACTTAACTTTAACCATCTATATTGTTTAAATATAGGACTTCTATTCATTCTTGCAGTAGGTGATTGAAGTAACACTTCAAATATACCACCATATAAATGGTCTAATTTACCAAATAATTGTGCATATTTATTTACAAGTTCTGGTTTAGGAACAACTACAGAGCCAAAATCATAAATTTTTTCATTAGTTATTTCATCTACTTTATCTATAAAACTTTCTATACCTTCTTTAAGTTTTCTTTCATCTTTAAGTTTAAATCTTTCATAAGGATTATTATCCCAATATCTTGGTGCAAGTTTTACTGTATTACCATTAGCATCAATAAATTTACCTGTAGCTATACCTTCTCTTAATGCTGATGAACCTACAAATGGATGTGATATATCAAATACAGCTTCTCCCGCTCTTTCCATACCTTCTGGAAAATAAAAATAATCTTTACCTTCTTTCATTGGCATACCGGTACGCATTCTAATTTCACCTTCTTTTTGGAATAAATACCTTAACCAATTTTCAGGTCTACGAATACTTGTTTCATAATTACCAATATATTTATTACCACTTAAACTTATTAATCTATCTTTTAGTTTTAAAGCTTCTTCTGTTTTAGACCATTTAATAATTTCATCAGGAGTACCATTAGGTATTGCAGCTAATCTACTCATTATTGGGTCTTGCCAAGCTTTTGTATATTGAAATACATAACCATCCATAGCTAAACTATTTTTAGAAGATACTGGTACATAATCAATCAATCGTTTATTTATATTTCCTAAATTTAAATTAGATAATGAAAGTTGTGCGTTAATTGCATCGTGAAAATAATGTGACATAGTTACTTCATTAACGTCTTTACCAGAATCAATAATTTTTTTAGCTAATATTGAAAAAGGATTATATTTACCTTTAGGTATATAACCATAACTAAACATCCATGAAAAATATTTTTGTGGTTGAAAAGATATCATTCCAAACAATTGAGGAAACACAGCAAATGCTATTTGTTCTTCAAGTACTACTCTTTGTGTAAGTGCAGGTTTTGCAATTAAATTTGGTTTAATAACAGTATTTAAAGCAAAATCCATTACTTGATTTACTGTTCCTTCTTCTAAAGTTTTAGTAGGTATTCTAACTTTATGACCTTTTTTCTTTAAACTTTCTGCATATGTTTTAGTTGTTGCAAAAAAGTCACTCATATCAAAGTTAGGGTCTATATCAAAAAATCCAGATAACATTTTGTTTAAAGCTCTATTGTTTGTTAATGGCGCACCTTGTTGATTCATTTCAACTATTTTTGTAGCTGATGCAATAAATGAAGTTTCACCTGTTTCAGATACAATTCTTGGTGACCACATATCAGGCATCATTTTTCCTGTAGGGTCATTAAGATAATTTTCTGTTCGTATTTCACCAGCAAATTTATCATCAATGTATTTTTTCATTATTTTTGCAGCTTTTTCACCTTTACGCTTACCAACCATACCAGCATCATATACACCCATTTTTCTAGCTATGTCACGTACATTAGTTATTGTGAACTTCATATCTAAAAATGCATCAATAAATCTATCAGCAGCATATGTATCATATCCAGTTGACATCATATGATTTACCATTGTTCTATATGCTTCAGCTTTATTGTTATATGAAAGAGTTGTTCCTGGTTGTATAGCAAATAATTTTCTAAATCTAGGACTCATACCTGCAGTTAATTCAGAATAAAAACCCATATTTCTTGATGTAGATATAAGACCTGTATCTTGCCATTTAACAAAATCTGCTTTAGATACTACTTGCGTATCATCCATGTATTTTGTTTTACGTGGTATTAAGTTATTTGATTTAAAAATATCTTTAGATTTAGTAATTGTTTCATCAACAGTTTTAATACTTCTATTTATAGCTCTACCTGCTAAAGAACCTACAGATGGTACAACAACATTTTTACCTGCAATTTTACTTGCAACATTAGAAGCTATAGCAGATGTACCTTTAGGCAATGTATCAAGCATAAATACTTGGTCCATACCTGGAGTTCTTATTCCATTACCATACATTCTACGAAATACAGCTTCTACAGATTCTTCTGTTTTTGCATCTAAAAGTATTTTTTTAATTTCAGGTGGAAAAAATCTAGTAAATGGATTCATTTCTAATGCCATACCAGATTTATTTAATGCATATGCTTTAATAACTCCTGAATCTTTTAATACGTCAACTAAATCATTACCTGATTTTGCAAATGTAGAACGTAATTTACCACCAACTAATCCCCATTCTTTTTTAAGTTTGTTAGTTTTTTTACGTGCATCTTTAATTTGCTTAGCTAAAGGTTTTACAAAATTAGATTGATAACTATCAAAGTTTTGTATAAATTCATCTACATTATCAATTGGTTTACCATTAAGTGGATTTTGTTTATTTGTTTTAATCCAATTATTAACTATTTCTTTTTTCTTTAATGGACTAAATAATCCTTCTTTAGATATTTCAGTTAATGGATTAACAGTTCTAGAAAGTTTTTGTAATTTCTTAAAAGTCTTTACACCTTTATAAAAACCTAACTCAGATACTGCACGTAAAGAACCATCTATCCAACCTGATAAAACATTATATTGTTCTGTACCAACACGATATTTTAATCCAGCTTGATATCTACCATATGAATATGGTTCTTTAACACCAGCTATTGCATTAACACTTAAATTATTTTTAACAGCTTGTTGGTCAGCTAAAGCAGGTGTAAGTACTGCTCTACGACCAGAAAATATTTCTATTTGATTAGGTTTTTGTATAGATGTCCAGTTTATATCAGTATCTTTATTTGGTTTGACAATAGGAATACCTTTTTCTTCATAAAATCTTCTTTGTGCTTCTAACTTAGAATATCCCATATCCATAAGTTCTCTAACTGTAGGGTCATTTTCTGCCATAACAGATTCAACTCTAAACCATCTTTTGTTGTTCATATTGATTGGTTCACCTTTACGTAATTGATTTACCATTTCAAATACATATGGTGAGCCACCTACGTCAGCAGCTTCTTTAGCAAATTTCATCCAACCTTTAGTTTCTGCTAACCAACCTTCTTTTGTTCCGATATCATCTAAATATTCTGATTTAGAAAAATCAATAGGTAAAAATTGTTGTGCATCATTTAATGTATATCCACTTTCTACAAATCTATCTAAAGCATTTAACTGTTGTGCATATGCCCATACCCTACCTATAAACTGAGGTCTATTGTTAGGTATTAAAAATTGTCCACCAGGTATTGCTGTTAATCCTTGTTGTAAAGGTGATAAATCTCCTACATTGCCTGGGTCTACTTCAAACTCGCCTGTTTCTTTATTAAGACGCATTTTAGGTCTTTGTACTTCACTGCCTGTAATACCAGGATTATATTTTATTAATAGCTCACTCATACCGTCACCTATTGCAACTAGCCAGTTAGTAAATGCACGAACAGGTGTCATTATGGTTCTATCACTTTTTCTACGTTCTTTAAACATAGCTTGTATTTCAGATTCATCACTTTGATAACTAACTGTTGAATAATAATTTGCAATTAAATCATCTGCGTTACCTGTTTTGTATCCACCGTATTTTTGGTTATACCAAGTATTAGCTTGTTGTGCCATCATTTCTTTTGCATAATGGTCATTTAAATCTGCAAAAGCTTGTGAGTCTACAGGTATATTTGTTTCTAACGCCATAGGTTGTAGCATTTCTGCAGGCAACATAGGATATCTATCTGTTAATGCAGTAAACCTAGTTTCAAACTGTGGGTTTCTATCTAAGAATTGACGTGCTTGTTCACGCCTATTTTCTTCTCTAATGCCTTGTTGAGCAAATGCTTTTTCTTCGAGGAAGTTTAACACTAAAACCTCTGTGACTGTCTTGTGCTAATTAACTGTGTAAGTAATGTATTTCCTGGATTTCTTGCTGACATTTCCTCTAATAGTATATCCATATCGTTTTGTAGCGATTCATCTGCTATACCATCTTGATTAATATCAATAATATTTCCTGCAGTAGGAGATTGATATTGTCTTTCTGTAGGTCCATATAAAGTTTGTGATATTTGTTGTTGTGGCATTGGAATAGGTTCTACTTTAGGTAAACCTCCTCCAGCACGTTGTTGTGCAACAAACTCTTTATTTGCACCATAATCAGCGTCAGGAAGCCTTCTAAGAGGTTGTTTTTTATTTCCTGGCCCTCCGTCAGTTCTATTCCTATTTGGAGTAGCTACTGGAGCTGGGTTGCTAGGTTGTCTATATCCGCCTCTGTTAGAACGTTTCTTTGCCATTGTAAAAATCCCTTGTAATTAATATAATAATTCCAGGAGTAGGTGTAATAATTTCTGTAACGTTTTCTGAAAGTATATCTAATTCGTCAGTTACGCCATATTCGTTATACACTAAGTCCCAGAACTCTACATCAAAATAATCTTGCATTCTACTATATTCCAAATGCTTGAGCCATTGTTGGTACATTTTGTCCTCCACCTTGCATCATCTGTTGTTGCATCATTTGTTGTTGTATCATAGCTTCTTCTTCAGGTGACATCTGTGGCTCTTGTGGAGTATAGAACTGCTTCATAATTTCTGTTATTGCAGATGGATACTCGTAAATAGCTATTGCAGCCATTGTTGCTGCAGGGTCACCTTGTGCAGACCTTGCTAAAATACTATCAAACAATACTTGTTCAGCTTTGCTTTTACGTATTCTTTCTTGTACTTTTGCTATGTTTTCTAAACCATCAATATTATCTTGTAATGTTTCTACGTCTATAACACCTGCTTGTAATAATTGCAATCCAGTTACAATTTTTTGTGGTTCATCAAAACCAGCCATA